TCATTCAAAATGTTCAGGCGCGAGCGCTCTGACATAGGCCTGACACGCCTGCAGGGCGATCAATCCGCGGTCACCGGTGTCGGTGATGGCGATAATTCGTTGAGCATGCGCCGGGTCAAGTCGGGCACGTACGGCTGCATGATCCACGCCGCCGGCGCTGGCGGCGGCTGGCAGGTTGCAGCCTTGGGCAACGTCGCTGGCGTCGAGAAGGACTGACAGGCGCACATCAGCAGTAGCAAGACGATCGCGCAGGCGATCCTGATCACGTTGGGCATCGCTCAGCGCTCGGTAATGGGTTTGTTCACTGGCGGTGAGCCGTTGCTCCAGCGCCAGCCGTTTATCCTGTTCAGCCTGTTGCGCGCTGGCGGCGGTCTGGGTCAGTTGATTGAGGGTTTCGGCGTGTATCCGCGCCTGTTCCGCCAACCGCCCTTGGTAGCGCCAGTCCTGTAACTGCCACGCCGCTGCAAACGCAGCGGCAGCCAGCAACACAACCGCGATCATTCGCCCGGGGATTGGCATAGCACCGCCCTCGCCCGCGCCCAGATATCCAGGCGATCCTGCAAGCCGTTCAACCCGCCGTTTATGCGTCGGGTAATGGTGTTGAACTCGTCGCGGTCGGCCAGTGCGTTCAAACCTTTCTGTTCCCAGAACCATGCGGCAGATTCGGCGGCCCACTGCGGTTGTTCGAGCAATTCAGGCAAGGACAGCAAACGCTCATCGCCAAACAGTCCGAGGCTGCACTGACGGTAATTGTCGCGGCCGGTGATCTGGATCAGCCCGCGACCGCGATACTTTTGCCCGTCGCCATCGGCCTCCGGCGTGTTGCCCAAGCGCAAGGCCAAGGCACCGGTGTCGTATTTGCTCAGGTATTGGTTGTTGCCCAACTCCCGCACGTAGCGCAACTGCCCCGACTCGTGGCCGACCTGCGCAAGAAACGCCGCGATGCGTTTGGGCGTATTGATGAACCTGCGCGCCATCGCGGTGTTGAGCGCAGAAACAAAAACGCCCGCTTGGGTGCGGGCGTTGGGCATGATGTTCAAAAGGTTGTCTTGAGTTATTTGCATAATGCGTAGTCCTCCCTGGATGCTCCGAGTGAACCATGGCTGACGGCGAATGCCTGCCAGCCATTTTTTGCCGGAGTTTTCAGAGTGCTGTCTCGGCAAGGGCTCGATCAGTACTTGATGACATACAACAGAGCGGTGTTCATTGGTCGAGCCTCATTACCACCCGACGCCGCGACCGACATCGTATGGCTATGTTGCCCGGCAGCGTCGACGCCGACGTTGTGCGCATGGTTACCATCAGCAACGATACCGTGGGAGTGCGCCGGTGCGTTGGTCGTAAAATTGCGATTGACCGCTGGCGCCGAGCTGGAGCCCATGATGGAACCCGCTGTACTCCCACCGTTGATGACGCCCTGCCCACCCATGACGGTGTCAATGTTGAAGGCGCCACCGCCGACGACGGCACCACCGTGGGCGTGCACCCCGGCGGCATCCGTGCGTGCCGTGTGGGCATGATTCCCCGCAGCAGCGGCCGACACATCGTGAACGTGCGAGGCGTTCTGCCCCGCCTGCTTGCTGCCCAGTACGCGACCCGGATCGACCCCACGACCATCGTCCAGACCGCGGACAAACTCACCGCGCAGATCCGGCAGATTGAAGGTGTTGGCGCCGTCGCCGACACCAAACCGCGTACCGATGGCAGCAAACAGATTGGCGTATTGCGTCCTCAACACCGGCTGACCATTGCACTTGAGCCAGCCGCTCGGCGCATCGACGGTTGCAACGGTTTTCACATCGCCCACATCGGCACCCAGTTGCCTCGCCACCCCCGTGCTCGCGATCAGAATCCAGGCACCACTGCCCAAGGAGCTGTTCCATTGCACCCAGGCATCCCCGGTCGCGACGATCTCGCCGGAGCGCAGCGGCGTGTGGTCAATGCCGACCAGGGGCTTGGCGACTGAACCGGCGACAGAGAAAGTACTGGCACCGGTGTTGGTATTCAGCGCCTTGAAACGCAAGACCATGCCATCGACCAACGCGCCCGGCGCCGGCGAATAGGTCGCAGCGTAGGCATTGGCGGTGCCGGTATCCAGAGCGAAATCGATGAGGCCGGCCTGATTTATTTTGCGCACGGCGGTCAACAACTGCCCGACGTTGGCTTCATCGGGAACCAGCGCGCCGCCCTTGATCACGCTGAGTATCTCCTCGGTAACGGAGTTGCCCCACACCGCCGGGATCAGCGATCCCGGTGTCCCGGCAATCGGGTTTTCATCGACAAACTTGCCATTGACCAGACCTACGCTGGGTACACTTTTCGGGTAATCCATTGGTTTTATTCCTTAGTCAAAATTGATGTACACCTGGGTATGAGCCGGTGCACTGCGGTGAATGAGGCATTCCAGGGCCGAGCCCGGATTCATGCCGAAGCGCTCGCCCCAATAACTGGCGCCAAAGCGACGTCCGGTGGCCAGACGCCCGCCGGTGTTGAGGATCCACATGAACTGCGCCTTCCAGGTGCCAAAATGGGCACGACCAAACCGCGAGCGGCCCATGCGCGGGACGCGCAGTTCAGTGACGGTGGCGTCCGGATAACCCTGGCTGCGGGCGACTTCAATGAAGTACGCGGCGTTCTGATTGCCGACCGCCAGCAACCGCCGGCGTACGGCCAGACGCCGGTCGTCATACAGCGGCGTCGCGCCCAGACAGGGATCTGGCAGGTTCATCACCTGCTCCCAGTCCGGCACCAGTTCGCTGACGCCCGCCGGGTCCATTTCATTGAGCAGATCAACGGCGCGTGCATCCAGACGCGCCAGTTCCGCGGCGACGCCTTCCAGCACTTGATTGAGTTCGGGCAGGCGCTCCAGCTCCCAGGCCGGACCGCTGGGCAGGAGGCTGCGCAATTGGTTGCGGTACTGCGCGATACCTCTCAAGACAGCCATTCGATACCCCCAAAAGTCAGCAACTGATTCTCGGCAGCCGTGACGTCGGCCGAAGGTGTATCGAGCCGGTGATCCGTCTCGCCGGTGGCACTGCTGATGGCTTCGTCGATATGGCTCAGCAACAGGGTCTCCCCAAGGCCGGCCTCACGGTTGTGCAGATCGCGCAGTTGGCTTTCGATGGCCGCGCGCACTGCACTGGTGTCGGGAGTGATCCGCAGTTTGTAATTGACCAGCACCTGCACCGGCGCCAAAACCCTCACGTCGGCAGTCACCGGGCGCAACGGCTCGATGTAGGCCAGGACATCGGCCAACTGCTGTTCATTGGGAATCGGTTGCAGATCGTCGTCATGCATGACGAAGACACCCACGGTGCCGGGCCCGAGGAAATTGCCCCGGCACCAGGCGCGAGTGATGCCCGGGCATTCCAGCGCCCAGGTTTCATAGTCTTGCGCCGAACCGCCATGAGGTATCAGGCGGTATGAACGAATCACCCGGGCACGCAGCGACTCAAGGCTTTCCTCGGCGACACCGCCGGTGAGCCCGGGTGCCAGGACCACAAAGGTATTGCTGAGGATGCCGGCGACCGGCTGCACCAGGCTGAGCGTCAGACCGGTATCGGCATTGCCCAGGCTGCCGGCCTCCAGCGCAGCGACGGTCGTGGTGTTGATGCCATTGCGCGCCGTGCGGGCAGCCGTGACTTTGTAGGTACGCCCGTCAGTCGATTGCAACAGCGTATCGACATCCAGCACGGCGCCGAGGGTGGCGGTGAATCTGACACTGCCTTTGGCCGCCTGGGCGGGTTTTCGCGGCTGATTAAGCCGCAGTGCGGCGATACGCTCCAGGGTCGATTCGTCGGCTTTGTCGGGCAGGATCTGCTGGGCAATCCAGTCGAGATAGCCATACAGACCGTACACCGCGCCGCCGAGAGTACGGGCCAGCACTTGCGCATCGGACTGGCGCAGCGCATCGCTGGCCAGGTCGCTTTGGGTGCGCTTGATCAGCACCGGCAGCGAAGGGGTTTCAAACGGCATAGATCACCTGCCAACTGTTATCGGGGTTGATGTCCAGACGTTCACCGTCAGCCAGGGTCAAGACCGTGCGCAGGTTCAGGCGCTGTGCGTCGAGGCGATCGCTGATGATGTCGATGCCGCTGCAGTGGCCGTCGTCGATCAGCCATTGCAGGGCTTCGCGGGCATAGAACTCGGCGTCCATCTGGGTCTGCCGGGTCAGCTTGACCCGGCGTAACAGCCATAGCCGCGAGCCGATGCGGTCGTCGGCGACGGTGGGAAAGGTGTCGCCCCACCAGCCATAACGCTCCTCGTCGTCGAGGGCGTCGTCATCGGCAGCGCGGCGCCAGGTGAACAGGCTGATGAGCACCGCGCGGGTCAATGCGGCGTGGAGGTTCTGACTGATGAGCATCATTTGCCTCCTGCCGGTGCACCGGTCTGACCGCTGCCCGGTTGCACGCCGACATGCGCATGGTTTTGCTGGCTGACGGCACCGGCAATTTGATCGCCGGTGGACACGATCTTGCCGGTCTGATTGAGCACCGGCGTGTCAAAGTTCACCGCCGTACTGGCGCGGATGTTCAGCGTGGACGTCTCGATGTCGATGATTCGCCCACGCTTGAAATGGAGCTTGTCGCCCTCGTCGGTGTAGATCGCCACTTCGCCGTTGTTCAGCGATTGCAGGCGATAACGCCGATCGGCGATCACCAGAGCGATGGCGTGGGAACGGTCACCGCCAAGGAAGGTGACGACCCCCTCGGCGCCAGCCAGGGGGCGACTGGTGAAGCCGTAGGGTTCGAAATGCTCGATGTCGTCGTTCAGCTCACCGGCGGTGAGGCGCATTTGCAGCGATTGCAGTTTGGATGCCGAGTTGGCGAGCACGACGGTGCCGCGCGCCAGGAGGCGTGTCAGTAGGCTCATGAATTGTCCTCAAGACTTTGCCAACACAAAACCTGTCAGGTGATGCCCGTCAGGTTCGGTGTCAGGCCGAAGGTTTTTTCGGCGGCGTCGGATTGGCGTCGAAGGTGTGCGGCGGTGCCACTTGCAGCGTGGTCACCGAACCTTGCGCCGAGAGTGAATAGGTCACTTTGGAAATCAGCATGTCGTCATCAAACCCGAGCACCGGATCCTTGACCCGGACCAACGTGTTGTGACGCCACAAATCACCATTGGACTGGCGCCAGCCCTGCACCTGATAGGTGGTGGTCTGTGCCCGCCCGACACGCGTCGAGCTTTCCCACAGCGCGCGTTGCAACGAAAAATCGGGGCTGATCTGCAGCCCTTCGTTGATGACCGTGACGCGGCGGCGCTTGTAACCCAGATCGGTGGCCACCGATTCAATCTCGCTGACGGCCGCCCCGCTCTTTTGATCGTTGCCCTTTTGCTGGCCGATCACCCGGTATTCGGAGAACACCTGGCTGTAATCCATCGGCGCGTTGGCCGAAAGAATATTTTTGCCAAGCTCCAGCACATCACTGGCCCGGCCACTGCTGCCGGGCCTGGCCAGCAACAGCCGGCCTTGAGCGTCATCGGTGGAAAACACTCGAAACAAAGAGAGCAATCGGTCGATGGCTTGAAACACCGTCTCACCCGGCACGATGGTGTAACTGCCCAGTCGCGCCGTCTCGGTAATCTCGCTGACCACCTTTACCTTGTAGGAAGAGGCCAGCGCTTCGACGATGCTCAGCATCGGCTGATCTTTCCATTGGTTCGGGCGATTGATCGCGGCGCAATCCACCAGATCCTGCGTACAGGAACTGCCTTCGATGCTCAGACTGATCTGCCGCCCGTCATAGCGGATCGGTGCCTTGAAAACATACCCGGTCAACACCAGATCCTTGCCGATCCGCACCTCACAGGCATCCCCGGCGGCTATCCGTTGATCGACCGTCTGGCCTGGCCATTGCCAGGTGATATCGAGTTTGAAGGTGCGAAACTGACGCTCCAGATCCGCGCTGATTTCAACACTTTTCCAGCCGCCATATTCCATATCACCCACGGTGAGCGTGACGCGATTATCCATTTCGCTCATGGCTCACTCCCTGGCGACTTTCACGTCATTGGGCGACATGAACCCGGGATGGGCAGCCGCGTTGCGTTGGCTTACTTCGTCGACTCGCGTGGCATCGGTGAACTGTTTGTAGGCCACCACCAGCGCCGGCAGACTTTCCTGGAATGACTTGCTGACCAGTCGCACGCCCGACGAAGCCACGGCCTTGAGGTGCGCATTCAAGGCATCCTTGAGATCGTTGATCGCTTGAAAGTGCACCGGGCCAGCCTTGTCCAGCATCGGATTGACGGCCACCGCCACCGCATCACGCAGCGCCTGCATGTCGTCGGTCACCGGCACTTCCTGGCGAGTGACTGGCTGGTGCACCTGCTGTCCCACCGACGGTGTCGACTGCAGCTTCACCGGGGCTGTTGCCACTGGCATCGATGCGACCCATTGCGCGACTTTGACCAACATTGTGTCCTGCACCAGATCAGCCATCGCCTGCGCCGCCGCACTGGTGTCTTTGCCCGTGGTGAGTTTCGGCGCATCAGCCTTGCGAATCGCTTCGAGTTGCTGCGACACGTCGGCAATCACGCCACGGTAGCCCTCCTTGGCGAATTCTTTCAGTTCCTTGATATCGCCGAGCAAACCCTTGAACTCCGCGGCCACTTCCTTGGGCAATTCCTTGACCGCTTTGACCAGTTCGGTGATCTCTTTGTACTGTTCGATCAGCGGCTTGAGTTGTTCCTTGATCACCTCATAGACGCCGGTGAGGCTGTTGCGCAGATTGGCAATGCCGATCCGCGCGGCCTTGATCAGCGTCATTGCCTGTTCAAACCGTGCGACGGCCGAGCCCAGTAGCGTATCGGCCTTGGCCAGCAACACTTTCTGTGTGCTGACGGTAGCGGTCGGAAACGGCACTGGCTGGTCGGGATAGAACTTCAGCGCAAAGGTCACCAACCCGCCGTCCTGGCGGGTGTGAGTCATGTCGCATTCGCCGACCTTGACTTGCAATCGCCCCAGCCACGGATGCATCAGTTCACCACTGCCCGCCTCCAATGCCTTGAGCAGCTTGTCGCGCTGCTCCAGGCAATCGGCGCCGATGATGAATGCCGTGATGTCGTGAGTCCTGGCCTGTTGGCCAAGGTCTTCGAAAAACGGCAAGTCACGTTGCGGATACTCGTGCAACTGCCCCTTGCGACCGACCGGGGTTTTCGCCTGATCGATCCAGAAACCAACACCACGGAAGGATGCCGGCAATAAACGGTCACGCCAGTTCATTGGAACCTCCCATGGACAGCGAGCGATAGCCGATGCGCGACGACAGTGCCAGGCCCGGTTGATTGGTTTGCGGTTGATCGGTGCGCAGCCCCGCCGGCGCATTTTCGAAGCGCACGGTCAAGCCGCCTTCGAGTTGCGTACGGTTGTTGAGTGCGCTTTGCTGGATCAGGGTGTTAGAGGTTTGCGACAGCGAGCCGGCCTGCAAGACTGGCTTTTCCGGCGAGGTTCCCGGTGTCGGTAACTCGCTGGCTGACGACGCGCTGTTGCTTTTGAAAAACACCGGGGCCAGTTCGCCCTTGCCTTCGGCGTTGGTGCTCAGTTGAGCTTGGGTAAAGACATCCACCCGCGCCTTGGCGTCGGCAATCAGCTCACCGAAACCACCGTTGAAAAAGGCCTTGATCGGCGCGATGGCATCCTGGAATTTCTGCGACCACTTTTCAATCCACGCCGTGACCGGTTCCCAGTTTTCGATGATTTTTTCCAGTGGCGACCACCCCAACTGCTCGCGAATAACGGCATACATGGCCACGAACGGCAGTTTGATGTAATCCCAGATCGTGGTGAATGCCGTGACGACACCGCCCCAGATCGCTTGAATCACTTCAAGCGGCGACCAGTCAAAAAATTGCTGGAGGAAAGCCTTTACGGGCACCGACACCGCTCTGAGTAAATCCCAGATCGATGAGAACAAGCCCACCAATGGCCCCCAGTTATTCACAATCAGCCCTTGCGGCGAATAGTTGAACAAGGTCTTGTAGAACTCGATCACCGGCGCGGTAACAGCCTTGAGGCCCTCCCACAATGCCGAGAAAAATGCCGTGACCGGCCCCCAATTGCTGATCAACAGCCCCAGTGGCGTGTAGCTGAACATCGCCTTGAAGAACTCGGCCATCGGGATCACTACCGGGGCGATTTTCTGCCAGAGTCCAATGAAAAACGTCGAGATCGGTTTCCAGTAAGCCACGATCAGTCCGGCGGCCAAGGCAATGCCGGTGGCAATCAGCATGACCGGATTGGCTTTCATCACCATGCTCATCACATCGAACACCTGGGTCGCACCCGTCACGGCGGTTTGCATCGCCGAGAAGGCAATGGCCCCCGCCGCCAGACCTTGTACCAACTCAGGATTGTCATTGAGCAGGCTGCCAACCCCGGTCATCAACGGCTCAAGTCCGACGACCACGGCACCCACCGCTGGCACCAGCGCGGCGTTCACCGCGTTGGAAACCTTCTCCATCGACGCACTGAACACGTTCATGTTCTGTGCAGCGACTTTCGGTGCGGCGGGCAAGTCGACGGTTTTTGCCGTGTCGCTGACTTCGGTCAATTTGCCCTGAAACGCTGCCGCCGACTTGATCCCGTCCACGAATGGCGTGATCACGCTGCCGCCCTTGAACAGACCGCTGATGTCCAGTTTGCCCAGACCGGTCTGTTCGAGGTTTTTCTTGAAGCTCTCGACCTTCGCTCGCAACGCGCCGAGTTTGGGCGACAGTTCATCGATGCCCGTGATCAGCACCGGTGTTTTCACTTTGCTTTCTTCGTCTGCCATCACTGCACCTGCTGCATCGCATTGATCCGTTGCGCGTGCTCCAGCGATTCGCGGAGCACATCCAGTGGCCTGGCCATCATCTGTTCGGGGTCAACCTTCCAGAACCAGGCCAGGTCATAGGCGACGGCGATCAGGTCGGTGATGGCGCCGACGCCGCACTCATGAAAAAACTCGCAACGGCCCAGCTCAGCGCATTGAGGTCAGCCAGATCGAGCTGGTTGACCGACGACGGCGGAATGCCGGCGCACACGGCGATGTATTTGGCCGCCACGTCCATGTCGAGGCTGACTTCTTCGCTCTTGTCGATCTTGTACGGCAGCGCCTTGATCGCTCGCACTTCCTGCACCGTCGGACGGCGCAGGACGAGTTCGGTCAGGGGCTCGCCGTGAGCTTCGATGGCAACTTGAAGCTTCACGGCGCCGCTCATTGCCAGGTCCCCTTGATGCCTTCGAATTTCAGTTCGATGGTGGCGTCGTCGCCTTTGGAGACTGGCTCCTCAACCAGATAGGCGCCGGCCAGCACGTAGACTTTGCCGTTGCTGAATTCGCAGGTAACGGTGATGTCGGTGCCTTCGATCAGCTTCTTCAGCGGGAAGTCGGCGGTGTGCAACGCGGTCACTTTGAACGACGGCGCGATGTCGGTTTCCTTGTAGAAGCCCGGTACGACGGTCTCACGTTTAACGGCCATCAGCGGGGCTTCGCAGCCGCCATTGATAGTCAGTTGCGCGCCGTCGACTTTGACGTAGCAGGTGCCTGCAATCAGTTGACCCATGGTGTTACTCCCTTGAATAAAAAAGCCCACGCGAGGTGGGCTGAATGCTTGACGTCAAACACGCTGATCAAGCCGCGTCGTCGTACTGCAGACGGAATTGGTTGAGCAGTGCAAACACGCGCAGACCATTGATGTAATCCGGCGGGAACAGCACGTTCACGCGGCTCGGATCCTGCACGTCGCGCTCGACGATCAGGTGCTCGGCGAACAGCTCGGCATTTTCGACGTGACCTTCCAGTTCGAGCTTGGCGTACTGCGCGATCAGCTCACCGCGAATGGTCGCTGGCGTCACGATCGGTTGGCCGGCGCCGAAACGGGTGCCGTCCGACGCCAGTTTGTGCCGGCCGTATTTGCTGGTGATCACGCTTTGCAGACGACGCACGATGAACGCCGACTGGTGCATGGTTTCGCTGTCCAGATAGGAGTTGTCGGCCTGGCCAAAAGCGTTCTTCTGGTAGGTGGTGATCGAGCGCTGAATGCGCACGTAGCCGCCTTCGTAGTAGGCGGTGGCGATGCCGTAGTTGAGCAGCGACTGACGCTCGGTCAGGGTGAAGCGCTCGCTCGCGGGTGCTGGGTCAACGCCCGGCAGACTGCCGCTTTGCGTTGGACGGCTGGCATCGGCGGAGATGAACACCGCGGTGCGTGCAGCCAATGCCGCGGCCTGAACCCAGACCGGCTGCGGAACGCCCGGCTCCAGCGCCTGAATCGTCGTGTGCTGGTCGTTGCGCGCCTGGCCTGCAGCGACCAATGTGCCGACGGTACCGCGCTTGGCGCTGTAGACGTGACCGAACAATTGCTTGGCCCACGACCAGCGACCGGTGCTGTCATCCATGACCGCTTGCCAAGTGTTGAGGGTGGCCAGATCCGACCATGGCAGGCAGATGAATTCGAACGGTTCATCACCCAGTGCAGCGATAGCCGCGACCTGATCCGGAACACCGACACCGCCGGTCATCGGCGTAATGGCGGTGACCAGCCCAGCCGGAGTCTCTTCACCGTTGCTCTTGCCGAGGCGATTGAATTGCAGACTGATGTCGTTAGCGCTTTCGCCGGTCCATTTGGCGCTCAGAGTCACCACGCCTTCGGCAGCGACAGCGCTGACGGGCAAATCGGCAGTCGCATTGATTTTCAGCGCCAGCGCAGTGGCCGCCTGGGCTGCCGTGGCGCCGGTGACGATGGTGGCTTGCACCCGCACACCACCGACATACAGGTTAAGTACGCCGGCCTGAGTGGCGGCACCGGTCAGGGTCAGGACACCTTTGGCGATGCTGCCTTCAGCATTGTGCAGCGGCAGGCACCAGATCTCACCGATCGGGTCGGCTTTGCGGAAGGTCTCGTACATCGAAGCGAGCATCGAGCCCTGTCCGCCGATGCTCTTGGCCAACGCCACACTGGACACCAGCATCAGTTTGCCGGCATCGGCCGGCGCGATGTTGTCGTTGACCTGAGCGACGATCAAACGACGCATGGCCGAGCTCGCGCTATTGGCGGCCGAGTTGTCCATCTCGGCATAAAACAGCGGTACACGAATGTCCGCAGGAATGTTGCTGAATCCGATCGCCATTATTTGGCTCCCTTTTGTTTGGCTGTTGCGGTTTTGAGGGTGATATCGCCGTCGGTCAGACGCCGGCGCCACCAGGCGCTGTCCAGCACTTCACGGCCTTCCAGCGGCAGCAGATCGCCTGCTTCCGGGTCAGGTACGGCACGGCCAACAGCCGGCTGCACGGTGATGCGTTTGCTCATGGGGTTACGTCTCCAGAGAAAGTCATTTCCACCCGCCCATCGGGGCCCGGGCGTTTCAGGTTGGGATCGGCCGGATCGATCGCATCGACCCGTACGGTGGCCCCGGTAAAGGACGACAAACCGTCCAGTTCGCGTTCGTGCCAACTCTCCGCAGGCTGACTCGGCAGATTGCGGCCGAGCTGGAACTCGGCAAAAAAGCGCAGCCGATAGAAGGCGCGGCTGCTGTTGATCGAGACCAGTTCGCCGCCGTCGTAGACGATGGCGCTGTAGGTGGCATCAAGCTTGAATCCCACCAGCGCACGCCACAGTTCGGCGCGCAGGTCGTGCAACAGATCCAGCGCTTTTGTAGCGTCGGCGGCATCAAGCACGAGGACGATTTCGAAGCGCTCGCGAATCGGTTGGCGGATGAGGTTTTGCGCGATGCTGTCGCTGGCCAGATCGGCCAGCGGCAGCACGTGAGCCGAAGGTGTTGGCAGATCGGGGTTGCCTTGCAGCAACGCCAGATCGACACCCACCGAAATGTGATTGGCAAGCCCAGGGCATTGCCCACGCAATTGCGTGAGGATCGGGGTGATCTTCATGGTGGTGTTCCGGAATTAGGGGAGTGACCGCAGGACTCACGCCTACAGGGATATCTGTCGCGGTGAAGTCGCGCAGGATCAGGCTTTGGCGTCCGCCTTGGGGCCGAGGCCGGTTGCTTCGATCAGGCAGCGATAGCTTTCCTCGCGTTTGCCGCTGGCGGTGACCTTTTCGATCGACCAGCGGCCGCGCATGAAATCAGGCCAGGTGTCATCGAGTACCAACAGGCCTTCGGCAGCCAGTAACGGATCGCCCGGGCAGGTGACCTTCAGCTTGTATTTCTCGCGCAGCATCTTGCGCACTTCGGCTTCGCCGATGGCTTTGGCCTCTTCTTCACTGGACTGTTTCTGGCGAATGACCTTGTAGGGCCCGGAACCGGTTATCACCTCGCGCAGTTTGCCGGCTGCGACGTCCCAGAAGCAGGTCTTGCAACCCTGGTTCTGGGTGCGAGCGGTCTCTTCCAGTGTGGCGCTGATGAAGGCGTGATCACCCGGTCGATTGTTGCTGGTCACCGACAGCCTGACGTCCGGTATCACCTGGCCCGAGAGGTTTTTCAGCTGCGCCGGTTTCGCCAGCACGTAGAGGTCGTTGAACGGTTTGGCCACCGCGTCATATTTCTTTGCCAGTCGCGTGATGAAGCTCATGTCGGTTTCGTTCGACTGGTCGACATGAGCAACCCGGATCAGCGCCAGTTCGGGATCGACGCGCGGCGAAAAACCGTGCCGCTCAACCAGTTTCCTAAACAGCCCGCCAAGCGTCGTGGGTCCATGACTGGCCGTACGCCGTTCCTTGAATCCGGTTTCGTCCTTGCCGCTGAAAGGCGCGGCCGTAGCGACCAGCGTCAGGCGCAGCGGGAACAGCGTGGGTGTCAGTCTAGTCACCTTGAACTGACCCTTTTCGACCAGCCCGGACTCCAGATAACCCACCCGCAGGCCGATGGTTACGCCCAGGGTCGGCAAGCCTTCGAGGCCTTCCAGGTCGATCACCAGCGTCAGTTGATCGGACTCCATACCGGCAGCATCAATGTGTTCCCAACTGATCAGACGCTGATTCAGCAGGTCTTTGTTGGCCCCGTAGATTTCGATCGCCGGAGTAAATCCCTGTGTCATGCAGCCTCCTAATCCCAGGCCAGAACCGGTTTGATCGCGGCGGGTTTGCTGTCGAGTTCCGGCAGTGCCACCCAGACACCTGCCGGCAGAATCGGACCCCGTTCGGCCAGGGTCGGGTTGAGTTTCCACAGGGATTCTTCGGCGCTGTCATCGCTGCGACCGGTTTCGCGGTACAGCAACAGATTCACCGAATCGCCAGCCATGCTTCGTACCTTACGCATTGTTGAACTCCGCCAGTTCAAGGGTCCAGTCGACCACCATCGCCGTACCATCATCGATGATGCAGGTCTGGGTTTCCTGAACCATGGTGATTCGCCACAGGCCCCAATTACGGCCGATACCATCAATCAGCGGCAGCGGCACACGAAGGGCTTGCAGCGCCCGCAGCTCATCCAGCCGATCCATGGCCACCGCGTACATTGATTTACCGGTGATGGTCAGGGTTTCGGGTTTCTGGCCAATTTGATGGGACTTGGGTTTGCTGGTGAGAATCTGCAGTTCCGTCCAGCCGCCGTCGGACTTGCGCAGAAAACTGCTGTAGGCAAAGCCGCGTGACAGGCCAAAGATGAAACTGCCCAGGGCCATTTGTTGTTTCATGTGGCGACTCCATCGGTCAGGGCTGCGTCACGTCGTGTGGCGAGGGGATTGGTCGGCATGATCTGGCCCAACTGCCCCATGGTTGTTTGCACCACCAGATTGGCCAGTGCCTGGGCGCTGGTCTGGTCCTGACCATTGATGTTAATGGTTGAGTTGAACGTGACCGGCTGGCTGGCGGCGGTGGTGGCAGGTGCCCCGGGGATCGTAGAGGTGGCCGCGGTCGCGATGAGGTTTTCACTGACCTGTGCAGGTGAGCCGAGACGATCGACTTGTGTCCCTAGCTTGTCGCCCAGGGAATCCCCGATGGCGCCCCCCGCCATGCTTCCGAGCCACCCGCCAATTGCCGTGCCCACACCGGGAAAAATCAACGTGCCAAGCGCTGCACCGACGGCGGCCCCGGCAGAAGACCCGGCCAACGAGGCACCGGACGATACGACGGCACGCTTATCGCCGTTCATGACGCCGGTGACCATTTCATATCCGGCACTGAGCAACCGCAGCGGCGGTGCCCGTTTGGCAAGCAGTCTGCCTGTCCTGGCGTAAGAACCGGACAGTGAAGCGGCCGGTGCAGGACTGACGGCTGATGACCCTGCAAATGCCGTCATGCTTGCCGGCCAGGACGTGCCGGACATGCGCGGCAGAACGGTTTGTGCCGGCGACACCGGCGGCGCACTGATCCGTGGTGGCCGAGGGGTCACCGTACGGGGGCTTTTCCCGCCTCGACCGGTTTGTTCACGTCGGACTCGAGGCTTGATGCTTGACCGGCGAGGCTTGAGTTTGTCGCCCGCCCCACCGCCCAGCGGTTGACAGCAGCAGTCATGGCCCGCGCCGTTTCCGGCAGACGTTTTCTTGGCTTTCGGGTCTTCAATATCGGCAATCAAACCGCCAAGACCGAGCGGCAATTTTGAAGCGACGCCCTTGAGCAGTTTGTCGGTGAAATTGCCGAATGCCTTGGCCATCACCGCCACCACGATGGCCGACAGTCCAGCGCCCGCAAGGGCCAATGCCGTCGAGGTCTTGGGATGGGCTTCAGCCATATCGGCCACGCCATTGGTCATATTCGTCAGCGAGTCCAGCGTGCCGGTCGCATCCGGCGCCAACGCCGTGATCAGACGATTGAGACTGGCATCGAACGCGTTCCAGCTTCGCTGAGGGTCTTTGCCCGCAGGCTCGGCGCTGCGTTCAATCGCGCCGCTGTAAGCCGGTGTCAGTGGATCGTTGGGCTTGAGCAATGAAAGCGGCGTATGCGCCTCCCCGGCTGTGCCCATCCACTGTCGCACGCCCCTCTCACCCTTGAATGGCGATGCGAGGGTGCTCTGGGTCGCTTGCGAGGGCACAAGCGTCGACGTTCCTTCCAGCTTGGCCGGAGAAACCCGCGAAAACGCCTTTTGCAGGTCTTCGGGTTTCGCCAGCAGTTTGCGTACACCGTCGTCGCCACTGAAAAGTGTCTTGATCAGCTCCGTTTGCTGCTCTGCCGGTTGTTGCTTCAATGCCGCCAACGCTTTGACAAGGTTGTCCGGTGCGTTTTCGGTCAACTTGCCGGGATCAAGTCCCAACGCCTTCCACGCCGACTGCTCGGCCGCCGAGCCTTGGCTGCCTTTGCCCAAGGCTGCGCTGATACTTTTCACCGCCGCGCCGGCACCGGCCTTGTCGACATCAGCGTTGAGCAACGCGGCTGACAGCGCCGCCAACTGCTCGGGCAGGATCCCCACTGCAACGGCCGACTCGCCGGATTGCTGCACGACCGAGCCAATGTCGGCAGCCGTCGCACTCAGTCCGCTGTTGCCCAAATGCTGAGTCGCATCGGCCAGCAACTGACCTTGAGTGCGATCCAGTTTCATCGAGACTTGCCAGGCCGACAGCATTTCACCGGCCGACTTCAGGCTGATGCCGAACGCCGACGCATTGACCGCTGCATCCTGGGCAAAGTCCAGCAGCACCTGTTCCTTGTCGGCGCCCTTGAGACCCGCGCCTATCCCGGACCTGCCAGCCGCGACTTCGACCTGCACCAGATCCACGACCGTCGCCCCACTGCCGGAAACCCGTTTGTCGGTGGCCAGTTTGAGGTTGGCTTTCGACAGCGTGTCGAGGTCGCCACTCAGGCCTTGAACCTGCTTGAGCTGGGCCATGGCGGTTTCCAGGGCCATGTCCGATTGCAGGTAGGCAGGAGGCGAGCGTTGTTCAATCTCAGCCTTGAGCTTTGACTTGCTTTCGCCGCCTGCCGCCGGTGCGGCAGTTCCCACTGGCACCTTGAATGATGCCAGGGCCGTGTTCAGCCCCAGGACAACAGCGCCGAGTTTGATCTGTTCACGCACCAGACTGCGGATGTCCAGGCTGGCCGTAAGCAGCGCCTCTTTCAGTTCGGACAGTGGTTTGACCAGGCTGTCTGTGGCCGATCCCCCTGCCGACAAGCCGGAACCCGCGCCTGCGGTTTGCGCGGCGTACATCAGCGAAAACGATGTGTCTGCCATTGCCGCTCTACTCCTGTTTGACGCCAAGGCGAGTGATCGCTATGTCGTAGCGGCGCAACGCCTTTTCGGCGTCCCATTCCAGAATCTCCGCTTCACTTACCGGGTAAATGAGCGGGACGATATCGAGGATTACTTCGATGTCGCGTTCCGAAAGTAGGCCGCCGGCTGGTTTAAAAAATCGTCTATGCGCACCTGCAGCTGGGTCCAGTCCGGAACAGTCATCAGGGCCAGATCGGGGATCATCAGACCGGTGCAATGGGCGGTGATGAACTCGGCGCGTTCCTTGGCCGTTTTCAGTTTCTTCATCACCTTAGTGGCGCGCAGTGCCGGCATTTCCAGGCTCAGCGAGGTCACGGTGCGGCCGGTCACGGCAAGCGGTTGCAACAGCTGGATCTGATCGGGATCGTCGGACTTTTCTGCGTCTTCGACCTGATCGAGAAAATGCGACGCCGGGCGAGTCGACATTTCGTGCACGTACTGCGCGATGCTCACGTAGTCCGGGCGTTTGAGCTGGTCGAGCTCCTTGACCGACAGGCCGGTGGCGAGCAGCGCCAGTTCGAAGAACTGATCGTCTTCGTCATCGCCAGCGCGCTCCAGCGCTTCCTTCTGTGCGGCGTAGAGCAGTGGCTTGAGCTGGATCTGGTTGATCTGCGAACCGTCATCGCCGGTGATCGGCGACAGCAGGTCATGTTGGGGTGGCATCCACGACATGTATGAATTCCTTGGTGATTCGTTTAGATCCAATGTGGGAGCGAGCTTGCTCGCGAAGGCGTCGGGTCAGTCAACATCGATGTTGAACATCAGACCGCTTTCGCGAGCAAGCTCGCTCCCACAGGGTTTTGTGATTGCCTGTAAGCCCTGAGCTACGGCATCAGCACCGCACGCCGGGCATCACCGAGGATGTCGACGCCGTTGAGCACGAACTTCTGGGTGCGCACGTCGATGTCGATCACCGGTACGCCGTTTTCCAGGCGGTTGTAGGTGCGGCAGGACAGCTCCAGTGTGGTGATGGCTTTGCTACCCATTTTCAGGGCATCCTCACCCAGGGATTTCAGCTTGCCGCCGACGGTGTGGTAGGTGAACCAGGTGTTGCCATCCTGATCCTGGCCGGCTTCGCGCACGTTCAGCAGGATGTCGTCGCCCAGCTTCACACCCAGCGCAAGCATGACTTCAGCGCCCATGCCTTGAAGCTTCAGCGTGGCATTCAGCGGCTTGGCGCTCTTGGCCATTTCTTCAACGATGAAGCGCCCGCCCGCCATGCTTTCCATGTCGAAATCAATTTTCGGCGGGGTGAATTCCTCAACGGTCGCCGACAACGGCAGGCCTTGCAGGGTGGCCGCGATGGCCTGTCTTACGCGGTTGGTAAACATTAGAGAACGTCCTCCAGGAACTGCTCGATGATTTCATCGCGGGCGTTGAGTTGATAAACCATGTGTTCGTTCGGCGCGTAGCGGCCGTAGTCGATGACCACGTACCAGGTGCCGTTCTTGTACTTCTCGACGCTGTTCAGTTCCGGGTGCAGATAGACGCTGCCGCCAGGAATGGTTTCGTCGGCGACCAGGGTTTGCAGCCAGTCGTTGATGCGCTTGACCTCTTGATCCATGAAGGATTTGGTAAGGTTTTTCGCCATGGCTTTCTGGCCGGCCTTGACCAGCTTGCGGCTGATCGCATCTTCCAGACCGACGTAGCTGATGAACTTGCCGGTGATCGAGCGGTTACCCAGCAACGAGAAGCCGCCAAGCACGGTACGGGCGTAGTAGCTGACGCCGTAGCGATTGAGCAGATCGCCTTCGGTGGAGGTGTCGAGGATGTTGTATTCGACGACGCGGGACACGTCCTCGGCGTAGGTCACCTGGTTGCCCGGGCTCTCCCACTGCTTGACCTTGGCCAGCGCGGCAATCGCCAGGCTGGAAGGCGACAGGAAGACGTTTTTCTTCGCCGCTTTCGAGTACACGGCGGGCATGTTGTGCACCACCAGGCAACGGTCGAAACCGAGATCCGCACCGCCCAGTTCCTGGCTGTACAGCACTTGATCGGCGACCGAGGCGTCCTTGCCGTCCAGCACCACACGGGCCTTGATGCGCTTGCCGAACGAGGCGAACTCGCTGGCCACCGCTTTGGTGCCGGTGAAGCCCGGCGCGCCGATGATGGTCAGGTCTTCCGGGACACTGCCCAGCGCGGCCAGACCAAGCTTGCGACCGGTCAGCGGATCGACGCCGCCGATCACTGCGTTAACGGTGTCGGCCGGGGTCGCGCCCGCTTCGACGATCACTACGTAGACCGGCACCTTGACCACTTTGAGGATCTGGTAGACGGCATGGTACAGAGTGCCCTCTTCCGAACCGGTCGGATCGAGCAGCGCGTGGGTGGTGAAGCTGTTGATGCGGAACGGCGCGTTACGCGGAATCAGCGGATCGGCTTTCGGCGCAGTGCCGACCAGACCGATGACGTTGTCACCCAGGCCACCCATGGCCTCGGGGGATTCGGTGGCATTGACGGTAATGCCGTTGTGCTCGAAGTTCAAAACCTCAGCCATGTTCAGTCAGCCTTCTTGGCAGCGGCCTTTTTGGCCTGGGTGGTAGGTGTTTTCAGCTCCAGTCGACCGGCGAAGTGCAAGGCACTGGCTTCGACGTCGAGCAGATCAAGGTCTTGACCGATGCTCGACCAATGCCCACCGCCGGTGGGGAATGGGACGAGCACGGTGTAGGTTTGGCGGGTTGCCATTTTTCGTTTCTCCATAAACGGGAAAGCCCCTCGTGGGGAGGGGCTTGGCGGGTGTTGAGTGTTATTGGGTGGACAAGAAAACGCCCCGGGGTTCGGGGCGTTCAACGTACTTGCAGAGCGATCCAATCAGGTTGTTCAGGCCGAGCCTGCTCCTTCGGAAATTGCTCTGACTGTGGCCAATCGCGCAAGTCCTTCAAATAAGCCAGCAACGCCTGATATTGATCGACGGTCAGTGTTGTATCGCTGGACATTTCGAGTTCATCGCGATGACGCTCACGCAACCACTTCACGTTTTCAATCTTGCCGTCACGCCAAATGCGCTCCCGATCAGCCTCGGATTCACGGTCCAGTTCAGGCGTCCTCAGGACAGGCCTTCCATGCTCATCTGCACCGATCACCAGCGATTGCGCTTCTCCCGCTAAAAGCTCAGAGCGCAGCTGTGGGGTGATTTCCACTGCATCGTCAGGCATTGCAACGTGAACGGCATCGTCGTAAAAGCCACCAGTCGAGGCGGCATAAAAAAGTGACATGAATAATTCTCCCTGTTACCAGCCGATCGAAATCCACGGCCCATTCGGTTGACCACTGCTACCGATGGCAGAAACAGTGAACTTCGTAAGACCGCCGTACATGACACATAGGGTGGAAGTGATCGAGGTAGAGCCCGCCGAGGAACTGTTGCCGACCAGCGTCATGATTTCGGCAGTCGGATAGGCTATCGGGTACGTAACGCTCACTTGGGCTCCTGCCGCAATCGCATTGATCGTCCCCCACTGGATGATCACTCCACCCAGCCAGCTCGGCAGCATGAGGTAACCAACGCGCTCCTTGGACATAGAAAAGCCCCAGCGCAACTTCTTCGGCGTGACAATGGTTTTGTCATCCACGCCGGCATCGGTCTGTGCCTGAGAGGCCAGTTTTGCCGTGCCTTGATTGGGTTCAGTCGCTTGTTGCGCGAAAGCGGTCAGCGCACTGATGTCAATGTTTCCCTGATTGATCGGCGCGTTCCAGGCCTTGATGCACCACATGACGGCGAGGTTGCGCGGACGCATGACTCCCAATGCCCCAGCACTGACCGGCGTATTGCCAGCGGTGAATACCGCATTGGAAACGCTGTAATCCGTCGTGTTATGAGGATCAAGCCCATGTGCGTCCTGAAGTCCGGCATCTGATGCCGTGTTATGCCAGAGGCCCGAAACAGCCGGAGAGACATTGGAGGGGTCGAAAGACTGGAGGCTACCTTTCTGCCAACTACCAATCGGGCGTCCGCCATCTACACCGCGCCCATGATCCCAACCGCGCAGGAATTCACCGCGCGACTCGGGTAAGCGGAAGTTGCCTGCGCCCTCGTTGCCTTTGTTGTAACTGGTACCGAGATAAGCGGCCAGATCCGGATAAGTCGCAATGCTCTGCACACTGCCATCCAGCTCCAGAAAACCCGGCGGAACGATACCTGTCGGGAAGGCCAATACTGCACCGACAGGAACGGCAGATCCGAGCCGCGACACTTCCTTGACCAGTGCTGCTACGTCGATGTTTCCCTGATTGACCGGGGCGTTCCAGGCTTTGATGCACCACATGACAGTGATGTTTCGTGGACGAGCCTCATTACCACCGGAGGCTTTAGTGACAACGTCGTCGGTTCCGTTGTACTGCTGCAAATAATTTCGTCTGACGTCCCCCGCCATAAAAATATCAGCGATGACATCGTAGGTTGTCCCGTGAATGTGGGATTTGTTGTCGTCAGCCTGCCAACTGCCAAGACCACGTCCAGCATCCACACCACGCCCATGATCCCAACCGCGCAAAAATTCCCCGCGAGTTTCCGGCAAGCGGAAATTACCAACACCCTCATTCCCCTTATTGAACTTGCCACCCAGATAGGCGCTAAGGTCAGGGTAAAGTGCGCTGCTCTGGACGCTGTTATCCAGTTCAAGAAAACCCGGCGGCGGTGCATCAACCGGGAACGCGACAATCGAGCCCACCGGCAATGCTGACGCCTTGGCAATCAGCGCTTCAACTTCCGCTTTGGTGTACGAATCCTTGATTCCAAACCCTGCGAGCGTCTCGGGATTTGCCCCGGCAGTCGCTCGGCCATATTCATCAACCGTCAGACTCTTGTAAGTCCCGGCAGCAATCCCGGTACGCCCCGCCAGCATCTTGAACGTCAGCGCCGTGGTGCCGAGGGTAATCGGTGCATTGGTGGTCAGGTGCCACAACGAATCTCCATTTGCTGTGCCCTCCTCGACCATGACCGTCAGGCCCGGCGTAACCTTGGCGCTGCTGTTGGCATCGGTCGCCCGCCCCCAGTCGCCATTGGTGACGATCCACAGGCCGTTATCCTTGGCCAGCGTCTGGTTCGCAACAAGCACGCGGTCGCCAGCAATCACTGCAACACCGTCGATTTGCTGCGCACCGTTCAGCACCACATTGGTGGTAGCCGCAACACGCACCGACTGCTTGCCATCAAGCTTGCCGAGTTCTTCGGCGAGGTAACTCATGACCCAGGCACGCGTGGCCTTGACGACGGTGTCATCAATCAACAACGTCACCAGCGATGCATTGCTGGTCTCGAAAATCGAACGAATGTAAAACTCTTTGCCCGAACCGGAAGTGGCCAGAACCGGTTTGAACGACTCCGGATATTTGACGATGGCGTAGAGAACGCCAGTGTCAGTCCACAGCCCGGCCTCTCGTACATACCAGCCGCCAACATCCGGCGGAATGGTCACTTCGGCGAGCAGCCAGCTCGGATTTTTTTCGTCCTGGAACAGCGCATTGAGCGGCCCGCGCCAGACTTCGCGTTTCAGCGCGGTGGCGGTTGCGGCCGGGTTGTAGACCGTGCCGCCGCCATCGCCGACGGAAATCTGCGTCAACTTGATCGGCGTGCCCGCGGCCTTGCACGCCGTTTCGTAGGCAATCCCTGCGTTGGTGAGCAGGGTGTAATAGTCAGCCATTCAGGCCCCCTGAGGATAAATAGTGGATGTTTCGACGGTGTACAACGCAGCGGCCATGAACGCCTCGCCAGAGGTTTCAAGGCCTTCGATGAACACCGGATAAACCGTGGTCAGCTCACCGCAGAACGTTGCGGCGCCGATGACATGATTGCCGAACGCGCTGAGACCCACCGAGACCGTCAGCACATCGCGTTCGCTTTTGGCATCAGCCAGGCGTCGGTCGAGACGTGAATCGATTTCTTCGCTGTAGGGTTGCTCGCTGAAGGCTCGTACCGAAAAGCTGTAAGGCGCGCCGGGCGGTGCCTGTTCGTACCAGGCGCGGATTTCGGGACGCAGTTGCAACCCCTTGGCGGCGTTTTCCAGCGCCTTGCGGGTGCCGGCCTGACGCGCGGTGGGCCAGGCGAGTTCGACGGTCAGGCGCTTTTCCGCCTCCGGCGCAGCGGTGCTCCATTCAGCCACGCCGCGATCCGCAGCCAGATACGGCAGAAAGGCAACCGGTGTTTCTGCGGGATTCATCAGTTCCGGGAACGGCGGCGCGATGCGATCAAGCAGTGCGCCGAAACCCAGATCCAGACCTCGTTCAAGTGCCGAACTGTTGGCCGGCAACAGCGTGGGGCGCTGAGTCTTTTCACTCATAGCGTCAGCACCTCAACTTCGACCGCTGTGCAGTACGGCGCTTGAAACGCTGTGGTCACGATCGGCGTCAGCGGTTCGAGAATCTGCAGTTGCACGGCGCCGGCGCTGTGCAGCGTAAAGTCGATCCAGCTCGGATCGACCCGGCCTTCAAGACGATGACAACTGTCGGCGTAAGCCTGCAGTTGCTGTTGCGCGGCGACTTTGGTCAGGCCTGAATCTGGGCCGGAATTGATCTTGGCGACGACACGAATTTTGTACCGCTGAATGTCGGCAGCCTTGACGGTGACGAGGTCGGTTTCCGGGCACACATCCGGCCGCGCGAAGTGCTGACGAACGCCCTCAAGCAATGCGGCAGAAGGTGTGCCATCGCCCTCGCGGGACAGCACCGTGACCTGCACTTCACCGGGGGCAGTGCGTCGGCCATTGCCATCCTTGACCTGCGCGGCGAGACCATCGGGGTTGAAGGTGTAAGTGACATTCACCACACCGGCATCGGTGGATTCGACCTGCACCGTTGGCCGCTCGCCGAGGGTGAAGACTTCGCGGCGATATTGCATCCGTGAGCCCGCTGCCGGGGCATGCGGCGCCAGGTAATAACGCAGGCGTGCATCGTCATCGCTTTCATAAATCGCCGGCACCGGCGGGAACGCCGCCGGATCGCCCGGATCGAGCAACTGTCGCTCCAGGCCCATGTCGGCCAGCCGCGCATCGAGGTTGCTGCCGGTCGCCCACCACGCCAGCATCTGCTTGATGCGAGCGTTGTATTTGCGTTCGTGCGTTTGCAGCCGGACGCAGAAAGCCTCCAGCGCCATAGTCAGCAGTTCACTTTCGTTGTCGAGGCTGGTCTTGAGTTTCGCGGCGCTGTCCGGCGAACGCGCCCCGACGTACTCGACGACGAACGTCTTGAACTCGGCGAGCAAGTCTTCGAAGGCTTCAACGGTGATCAGTGCGGGTTCGGCCAATTGGTTCTGGCCGGGGATCAACATGCTCATGTCACGACCTCGAAGGTTTGTTGACGGTTTTTCCAGGTGCCGGCGAAACGCAGCAGCAGGCCGGCGCCTCGACGGCTGGCGACGATCACTTGCGGTTGAAAATCGCTGATCCCGTTATGCGCGTTGTAGAACGCTTGCGCGGCGTGGCTCTGCGCCAGGAGCAGCACGTCGTCACCGAGGTTCTGCCCCAACAGCGTGGGGATCAGCGAGCCATAAAGGGGCCTTTTTTGCCGGGTGCCCAGCGGCGTGGTCAGGGCCCGGGTCGCGCGCTGCACAAACTGCAGCCAGTCGTCGACCGTGGCCCCACTGTCTCTATCGATTCCGATCATGGGAAGCTCTTGAATCAGGGGCTGATGACACGGCCCTGGTGATCGACCAAGGGGCCGCTGAAGTGCACGCCCGAGGCGTCGATGCTCAGGCCGACGGCACCCAGTTGCAGGGTGATCAGCTGCGGCGTCATTGCCAGTCGAGCCGGGCCGATGCTCAGTTGCAGCGCCTCACGAGAGCCGGTGAAGGCCGCCGGGCCGTTTTGCCAGTGCAACGTGTGCGAGGCGTCGTCGTACCCGCTTTCGCTGCCGTCCTGATGCACACGACGGGTCAGCGTCGGTACCGTCGAGGCCGGTGGAAAGCGATCACTGTTCAAGCCGAACAGGGCGACACTTTGTGCGCCGCTTTCGCCGCTGCCGTAGTTGAACAGCAGACACTGCTCACCCACGGTCGGAATCCGCGACTCACTCTGCGCACCGGCGCTGGGGTTGAAAAACTTGATGGCCGGCGTGAGCAAGCCGCCGTGGCTGACCTGACAGGTGTTGCTCGCGGCATCGACGGTCTGGCAAGTGCCGATGCGACAGAAGCTTTCGGCGCGGCGGTGCAGGTCGTCGATTTCCGCTTCCATCTCGGCCAGTCGCTCAATGATCGGGCCGAGTTGCATGCGCAAAAGTGCATCGAACATCAGTCAGCCTCCAGCGCGGTGTATTGGTCGGGGTCGTCGATATTGCTGACTTCCCAGGTGCGGGCGAATTTCGGGATGCCAAGCGGGTCGTCAAGCAGGGTCGGGCCAAGGTAGAGGATCTGATCGAACGTCAGGGTCCAGGCCTTGTATTGCTGGCCGAGCAATGATGGCAAGCCATCGATGTTCATCGGCAGATCACACTGATCGCCGGACAGCCCCCAACGGTTGTCGGTGATCAGATTTTTCAACACGGCGATCAGATCGCACGCTGCGAACGCGGTCGCAGCGTGCGCCGGGATAACTTGCAATGACAACGTCATCGCATGTGCGATACGCCCATCGGCACCGCGCAATCCTGATGCGTTGCGGTCAAAGTCGATCAGTACCCAGGCCTGATCGCCAGGCGCAGTGAAATCGTCGAGATTGCCGACAATGATGTTGAACCCGGCGGTGTTGCGCAGCGTCGTCGCAATAGCTGTGAACAGTTGCGACGGCTGCTGGATCGGTGTGGGCATACATGACCTCCTTTTCAATCGTCCACGCGCAGCCCTGCCGCCCAAAGGGCGGCACGAATAACATTTGAGGTTAAGGCTGGTCGCGGGGTGGGACTTCGCAGACGCCAATACGCTTGGCGGCCCAGCGCTCGTACAGACCAATGGCCACGTCGGCCCCGGCCATGGCGGTCAGGCAACCGAAAGCGCCAGCCGCCCAGATCGATAATCCCGCGGCATACAGCAGCATGATCGCCGACACGCCGCAGATCATGCAGGCGCCAGAACGCAAGGCCAGGCGCCGCAGCAGTGACCAGCCGCGGGCGCCCTCCTTGTCCGCGCGCCACATTTCGCCGGACACCCCGCCCACCACGGCGAGCAGGATGACCAGCCAGATCGGCATGTCCGCCAACGCTTGTTGCTCGTTTGTCATGTCACGCCTCCGGGAATGTTGGATGAATGGTGTGTGTTGGGTTCAATCGTTTTCTCTTGAGGCAGGCATTCCAAAAAGCCCGGCACAGGGCCGGGCTTTTCAGTAATGCGCTCTCGATAGAGGTCATGACAGGGATGACCGAATCAGAAGGGAGCCACCGGCCAGTTGACGGTGGACGGATAGCCGGATTGTTGCTTCATGTCGCTGAGACCCACGCAGTACTGTTTGTAGGCGAGCAACAGCGCTTGTTCTTCAGGCGTGGCGACACCAATGTCCACTTTGTAATGCAGAGAATTGAGCATCAACCATTGCCCCGCTGCAGACAAAAGCTCCAGAGCCTCCTGCGCCACATCCTTTTCGAGTTCTTGATAGGTTGGTTCACTGAATTCCCAATCGACGTAATTGGTCGTGGTGCCCTTCCATCCCACCTGGACTGCCGGGTTTGTGCTGATATCCACCCAATAACCATTCGACAACTTCGCTTCCACTGGCATGGCCGTGGGTTTCTCCACAGCGTCCACGATCACCAGAACTTTGTTGAAGGGTTTCGAGTAATTGAATCGAACAAAGGCATAGCGGTTCATTGTTTCTCCTGCTGGCACTCATCGCGACTGTTGGCTTTAGGCGCTGAGTAAATATCGGGCACGCATCGTTGAAGAGGCCCGGTTATCCACCGAGCTTTTCAGCGATGCACTGCGAATGTCGGTATCGGCGCAGCAAACGCTGTTTACGGAACTTCAGGCCAGGTAACAGTCAGCGGGTAGCCCGGCTGTTTGTTGACGTTGCTCAGTGCGATGAAGAACTGCTTGTATTCCAGTAGCGCAGTTTCCTCAGCCGGCGTGGCCAGCCCCAGCTCAACCTTTTGCACCAGGGCCGACGTCGCCAGAGTGGTGTTGGCCTTATCGAGACGATTTGTTCTTGCGTTACGCAACTGGATAGCCAGCAAGGACGGCTGGCCCCACATATCGCTGTCGGTAAATGTCCAGACGCCGTCGGTGTTTACCGCGTTCCAGGAGTAGTCGATCTTGGGCAGCGCGCTGACATCCACCCAGACTTGATCCGCTGGAAACTCATCGGTGATCGGGTTAGCGGTTTCAAAAATGTTGTCGACTTTGCCCGCAACAACACGTGCGTACTTTTTCATGCTCATCATCCTTATTGATTGCCGGTATCCCGGCCTTTCAGTTCCTGCCCAGGTAGGCATTCCAAAAAGCCCGGCAGCAAGCCGGGCTTTTCAGTAATGCGCTCCTTCGCCTTCCTTCAAATCCTGTGTTCAAGAAGGAAGCTGACCTTTCGGCGCTACTGGCGCGGTACGAGTCCATTCAAATTGTTTTTCCGACCGCGGTCCCTGCCCGCCGGATAACTGCTTCTGGTGCTTTACGCTGCACACCCGGGTCAGTTGCCAACCCTCTGAACCGTTGAGGCCGGTTCATCGCTGCCTGTTCTTGTCGAACTAAAGAGCTGTCTTGCCAGCCGCTTTGTCGAGCGGCTTGGTGGCAAGGATATGCATTCATGCATATGCAGTCAATGCGTAAATGCATTTATTTATGCGCGAGAAATGCATGGACGCATAGGAGCCCCGTCAGACAAGGGTTCTACGGTTTCTCAAAGGCAAAAAAAAACCCGCCGATGGGCGGGTTTTGTCTGAGCGGGTGGCTTTATCGGGCGTACATGCCCCACCAGAAGACGTGACCGAGGATGACGATTTGCTCCTCCTGCATATCCTGGAAGCTGTAGTCCTCGTCCGGATGCTCATCACGGTTGAAGCTGCGCAGGCGAATACCGGTGGGCAGACGGTAGAGTTGCTTCACGCGTAATTGCCCGTTGTGATTGATTGCATAGAGGTCGCCATCGACGATGTCGCCGATGCCGCACTTGCCCGCATTAACGCCGACGGTGGCACCGTCGCGCAGTACCGGCAGCATACTGTTACCCCGGACCGTCACGCATTTGGCCTGGTCGAACTGCACACCGTTATGGCGCAGGCTACGCTTTCCAAAGCGCAGGCTAGAGCGCTCGCTCTCTTCGATGACGAATCTTCCTGATCCAGCAGCCAATTCAACCTCGCGAAGGAACGGCACCGATACTTCGTCATCATCGACAGGCGTATCGTCGTCCCACAGCATTATGTCCTTGAGTTCCGCGTGCACGTCGTCACGCACGGCACCGGCCGACGCCGCGACATCCGCACGTCCGCGCAACTGATCAGTGCTCACGTTGAAGTATTCGGCAATCTTCGAAATGTGTTTATCCGAGGGATCGACGATCTTCCCGCTGAGAATCCGCGAGAGAGTGGATTGAGGCACGCCGGTGCGACGGTGGAGCTCCGTGGGGGAGATCCCGTGCTGGTCGAGCAGTGCTCTTAAGACGGAGGCTACGTTGCGTTTTTGCATAACGCGCATAGTGCTTGAAGTTATTCGCGAAGACAAATGCTGATTTGCATAATTAACGCATAAATATGAATTCAGCCTCAAGATGATATTGCCGAGCCATCATTTTGAATTGAATAAAGGCCCGGTTGTAACATGTTGTCAGCCTCTGACGCGTCGCGCGGCAGCATTGGCTTTTTTAAGCCGATCGGTTCTGGCCTTCCTGTCGTAATCGTCTTTGGCGCCCATGATTCCACCAGCAGCATGCACCCAGTCGGTGGCGGTGCAGCCAGAGATCAGCACAGCAGAAGTAAAGACTGAAGCAAAGATAAGGATGTTTTTCATATTCAATTTTCCGGTGTCGCTGATGAGCAGGTTCAATTGCAGAGTTGAAAAAGAACACCTGCTGCGGTTCGTTGGTGGTGGTTGCCCCTTTACTCATCCATGAGCTTTTGCAGTTTTGTCTGAGCCCGTTCGAGCCTGGCTTCCTGTTTTTTGATGACTTTCACATCACCGTACCGACGCGCGGCCTGCAGATAGCTCTGTCTGCGTCGCACTTCGGCTGCGGCCTTTTGGAGGGCGCTTGAACGGTCATCTTGCGCGGAGGGTTCTTGGCAATAACGCTCGACATTGGCAAGTGCCTGCTTCAGACCGGACGTGCGATAAACATTGTCCGCCGCCTCAGCGCGCTCAATCTGCAACACAAGTTCGGCGCGGCGCTGTGCGCAACTTTCCCGCGCGCCAGCCCATGAACTATCGATGATCAAAACGCTACCCGTCAGCAGAGACAGATGCCAAAACAGACTCGGTCTCAT